TGTTATCTGCCCACGCAAAGATTACGCCATCTAAGTCTCGAGCAATTTCTGCTAATAATAAATCAGTTGCTAACGTGTTTGTAGTATTGGCTGCGATATAACTTAAATGTCCGTGACCAATATTTTGACACCCCCACGATGTAGATTCTTTTAATCCATGTACATATCTAAACATGTGTGGCATAGAGTTCAGTTGTGGCATTATATCAAAATTAGTAGTTAGAACGGTTTCTAACTCAATATCAACAGTTGGATGCTTTTTCTGTAGCGCCGATAAACAATAGTCATTGAAACTAGTTGAACTGGTAACTACTTTAACAATATTCTTTGGTCCGTAAATTTTAACTTTTGGAGTCACAATCGATACAGTGGCACCGGTAAATGTAATATTTCCTAGAGATTCTCCTTCAATCCACCATAGCTTATGATCGAATCCATCTTCGGTATCATCAATTGCTGCTTTAAGAGACTTTTTAACGGTAGAAAAATCAACTACTACCTTTTCTACAGGATCTACTTTACCAGTTACGGTAAACTTTGGTCGGTATGACCCGCCGACTATATCACCTAAGTTATTAATATATGCGTGATCTACATTAGTAGTATCACCTAAAAACATTGAACTTTTTATCATTTTCTTTCCCATCTTTTTAATTGACTATTTCTCATTTTTTGTTTAGTTTCTTCTGTAATAATTTGTTTAGCTCTTGCTGCCTTTAATTTAGCTTTATGCTCGGCTGACTTTGGTTTTCCTTTAAGGCCTTGTGATATTTTTGCTTTACTTTCTGCTGTGTGAGATAAATTTAACCCTTCTTTGCCTTTCTTAATATTTGCTTTGTGCTCTTCACTTAATTTTTTTCCTTTAAGAGCAACACTGTTAGCTAGTCCTATTTTCTGTTTAGTTTCTTTAGAATGCTTATAGTCGAGATTATATGCTGTATGCCCTTTATGTGCTTTTGATATTTTCTTTTTATGTTCTTCTGTTAGTGCCTTGGTCCTTTTTGGCGGGCGACTATCTTCACATATATTAGTTAAAATACCATCTTGGTCTATATCTCTACGCCCGTATAATTTTATCAATCTTAATTCTTCGTTATACGCATCATTCTCGTTATTAGTTTCAAATACTTTTTTAATTATAGGCTCTAATCCTTTGTTTCGCAAGCCTTGAATTACTGCCCATTTTTTATAATTTTCAGTATTCTCTTTAGTTTCAGTTAAGTGTTTCAAATAACGAGTACCTGTACCTTTGCCTATATAAAATGGTAAATTAGTTTCTGGGTGATAATATACATAAACATAAAACATTATTAAATCCTCTGGATATAATGTATTTATACATTTTAACAGAATTCAAATGTTTTATCAATTACGTGTGCCATATCTTTTCCTTGTCTATTTTACTATTATATTTAGGTTTTGTCTTAAAGTCAAATGTTTTTTGCATCGTCTACTAAGTATTCCATCTTACGCTGACGCTCAATTAACTTAAAGAACAATACTAGTGTATTAGCCGCATCAACGTCTGCTCTGTGTGCAGTACCTTTGAAGTGCAGTTTAAACACGCCCATAGCACTAGCTAATCCACCGCTAGGCTTCTTGTTACGAGCAAACATTAGTAGGGTATAGAACGTTTTAGTATCAATCCAACGACGACCAAAGTGCGGAAAGTCTACACACTTATTACTGAATTCATTAAGTAGTTCAACACTATCTCCACCACCCCATGTAACAGGATTGACAAAACAGCCGTGTTGTTTAATAAGCTCACCTAGCTCACGTGCTACAGTTTCATGACTAACAGCATTACCGCGTATGTCACTATCTGTAATACCAGTTAGGTCAATGATAAATTGGTCAATTGGTTCATTTGGATCTATATACCATTTTTTAGTAAAATAGTTTTCAAAGCGATCATCTGCTTTACCAATGGCAATACCAACCTGAATGATCTTACCACTAGGTTGATTAAGTTCTAAGTCTAATGCTAGGTACTTCTGATTCTTGTCTATCATTGATTACTTTCTATTCATTAGATCATCTTTAGCTTCGGTGATATCGTTGTCCAATTGACTTGGTGTTGGTTTTACTATGTAGTAGTATGTTCCACCAGTTTCACAGTTACATCTTTGTCCGTTTTCTGTTAAGGTAGTATTACATTCTTCACAATAAGCCATATCGTACTTTCTAATTTATCAGATGAAACAACGTTACTGCTTGTGTGGGATAACTGGCTGTCATCCATTCTGCCATAGCACTGGCATTGTCACTTAGTTTAACTAGGTCATATTTGCCGCAGAACTTAAGGAACTGTGCGCCTACCATAGGACGACTAAGTGGAACAGCATTGGTTTTGATAGTTTCTTCTATCATCTGTTTATACTCAGACGGTTGTGCAGTTAAGTCGACAAGTGTAACATTACGATTGTAGTCATCTAATACACGATGTTCATCACCGTTATGATCAGTCCAGCGTTGTAGCATTAGATTATTCCAAGCGTAGCCCTGACGATCTTTGTCAGCAAACGCTTCTTCTAAACCTACTTTGTTCTTAGTGCCTTTAGTACGTACACCTGGGCAAGCACTAAAGATGTTATCTGTAGGATCACCACGCATACACTTTTCAAACAAGATAAACTTAGGATCCGGAATCTTTTTAGGTTCTTTAGTTTTCTTATCGATAACTAGTTTGCCCTTCTTGTCAAAGATACCTTCTAATGTGTGTAGCTCGTCGGCAATGCCGTTATACTGAACAACATTTTCACTTAATAGTTGATAAAAGTCTGTGTCACTTGATACAATAGTATGATGATCATTAGGATGTGTTTGGATCCATCCTGCAATCAAATCATCTGCTTCTAAGTTGCCGTGCTGTAATACTGTACAGTTGGTCTTTTCACTTAAGAATGTTTTAAGGCCATCAAAGGCATCCCAGAACAGTTGTTCTTCTTCTTGCTCTGCTTCTGTTTTAGCCGCACGTGCCACAGCACGATTGGCCTTATAAGGTGTGTAAAAGTCTTTACGCCAGCTACGACCTTCTAAACAAACAATAACATGATCGGCTTTCTGATCACGCCATGCCTTGTTAATACTGGCTAAGGTAACATGAATGGCAAAGCCCAACTTGTCCCATGTGTCTGCTTGACGATGGGCACTGTGTCGGGCTCTGAAGAATGTGTTTGCTGCATCTACAATTAAATATCTCATGTAGTAATTATACTTTCATTCGGGTTAAAAGTCAACTGATTTCTGCTCTACCGTTGCCTAAGTCTCGACGATTGCTCTTACGTGTCTCTGGATCTGCTTGTTCTTGTTGGTACGTTTCTAATACAACATGACGACAAACATCTTGGAACCAGTTATCAACAATGTCCTGATCTGTTTTACCTTGATAGCCTGATTTAATCAAACGTGCTACAAAGATATCATTCCAGTCTAATTCAAATGCACCTGCACCTGGATTTTCTGGATCTACTTCGATACCTAGCACATTAATCCACGGCTCGCCCGCTGCAGTTGCTAGAGCCTTTGGGTCGCTCTTTTTAGCAGCTTCTTCAGCTTTCTTAGCTTCTTTCTTAGCTTTAGCTTCTGCACGTTTAGCAGCCGCTTCTAATCGTTTCTGTATAGCCTCTGCTTCTGCAGCAAGTCTCAGACGTTCTTGTTCTTCACGTTGTGCTTTGCCAGTTAACTTGTCTATAAATCCCTTAATAGCCATCATTGATCCTCAAATAAATCTAACTCTTCCCAAGGTAAATTATCTTTACCGAAGTGTCCATAGTTAGTAGTAGACGTGTAAATAGGGCGGAATAGTTTAAATCTATTAATAATGCCTCTAGGAGTTAAGTCTACATAAGTAGTTATCCACTTAGTTAGCTCACTATTATTTCCATCACTGTCAACGTAGACACTCATTGGTTGTTCTACACCAATAGCATAACTAATCTGTACAGTTGCCCATGTAGCACGACCTGTTGCTACAATATTTTTTGCAAGGTAGCGTGCCATGTAGGCAGCACTCCGGTCCACTTTAGTAGGGTCTTTACCACTAAAAGCACCGCCACCATGAGGGCAAGCGCCGCCGTATGTATCCACGATAATTTTTCTACCGGTAAGCCCTGTATCGCCATCTGGACCACCGATGACAAAACGACCAGTAGGATTGATAAGAAACTCAGTACTATCATTGATTAACTCCGCCATCAGACTTCTAATTAAATGCTCTACATTAAAACGCACTGTCTCAATATCTGTTTCTTCTGTGTGTTGAGTTGAACAAACAATCTTAGTAGCGTGTGTAACTTTGTTGTCATCATTAAACTCTAATGTCACCTGTGCTTTAGCGTCTGGGCCTAACCAAGTAGCACCATTTTTACGAGCATTAGCTAATAACTGTACAATCTTGTGACTCCAGTAAATTGTTGGTGGCATGAAGTTAGGTGTAGCATTAGTGGCATATCCAAACATTAGGCCCTGATCGCCAGCGCCAAAGTTATCAGTGCCTAGGGCAATGTCTGCACTCTGAGCATGTAACAAGTTGGTAATTTCTACAGTACGCCAATCGAACCCTAGTTGCTCGTAGCCAATATTCTTAATAACCTTACGCACTGTGCTTTCAACTTCTTCTGGATGTAGAATAACATTCTTAAACTCACCAGCTAAGACTACACGATTTGTTGTAACCAGTGTTTCGCATGCACAGCGTACACTAGGATCTTCGCCACGCATGGCCAAATCTAAAACTGCATCACTGATAGCATCTGCTACTTTATCTGGATGTCCTTCGCTAACTGATTCTGATGTAAACAAATAACTCATATTTTTCCTTTTACTTGCCCCAACTGTTGCCCCAAATATCTACATGGAGTCTGGGACTGTAATAATAACCGCGCTTCATAGCTTCGTCAGCTACATTAAATTTATTACCATCGTAGACGCTAACAACACCACCTACTGGCATTACATACACTAAACCTTCAAATCCTTCTCTGCGGTATTCAGATACTGCTTGCTCAACTTCGTCAAAATCATCAGGATTTTCAACTACAAACTTCAAATAAGTCTTACCTAATTGTTGATAACTAGCTACAATCTCTGGCTTAATTGCATCTTCCCACTTCTCACCACTCGGGCTTAGTTTAGCACTAACACTAAATGTAATCTCACGCTGTGTAATACTTGGGATACCTACCCAGTTCTGCAGGTATTCAACAAAGTCTGGGTGTAGTTCTTGAGTACCGTTAGTTTCAAAAGTAATGTTTTTTAAATCACGCATTTCAATTGCTTCTAACATCTCGGGATATACTTTCTGCCAACCCAGCAATGGCTCGCCACCTGTGATAACCAAGTGTACATCATTGCCATTGTCTTGAACCCAGCGACCATTCGGAGTCAGAGCCAACATCCGATCAATTACTTCAGATGTTTCTAGGGTTGGACTTAAACTTTTAAACTTTGGATGCCATGACGCATAGCTATCACAGCCTGTGTTAACTAACGGCAAGTCTTCATACTTACTATATAGTTGTACAGTTTTAGCAACTTCATCTGCTTCTGTCGACGCTGTGCCACGAGCCATACCAAAACCACTACAGGTAAAGTTACAGCCGAATGTACGTAAGAAAATACTAGGAACACCCACGAAGCGTCCTTCACCTTGCGCACTATAAAATATCTCACTTACTTTAAGTTTACTCATATAATTTTGACCATATCTTAAGTTTTTCTTTCTTGTTTGCGTTGGCAGTATTAATGTTATTTAGGTCAACAACACCCTGCTCAACTAAAATATCTACAAGTGCTAACATATCGCCAATTTCCATTTCTAAGTTAGCTCGCTGGGTTGCACCCGACTTATGCGAATTGTCCAATCCAAAGCGATAAATCTTACTAGCGGCCTGTATAACTTCTGCGCACTCTTCTTGTAAGATGATTAATGCTTCTTGTGTTTTGTTAGCAATCATTATATTTTACTACTCTCGTTAGGCATTGTCAAGTTTATCTTTCCCAAGGGTATACAATCCATACATCTTTTTCTGCTTTGTTAATCTCTTTAGCTGAGTAGTCGACCTTACGACTAAAGTTACTGCTCAAGTTATCAATTAGCACAGCAAAGCGCACATTGTTACCCCAAACATTTGACCAATGCGCATCAGACGGATGACAAGTGCTTTGCCAATCATTAATAATCCAATCTAATGTAGCACCGGTATCATTAATATCATCTAAGATAAGAATGTTTTTACCGTTGTAGGCATCTTCGCTCATCCAACAGTTACTTTCTGGACCGTTGTCGCTATCACGTAGACTAACCTTTAGGGTCTCCATCGGAATATGATAAACATTGCTCATAACCACAGCCGGAATCAATCCGCCGCGGGTAAGTCCAACAACGTAGTCTGGACGCCAGTTGTCCTTGTACATCTGAGATACAATATTAGCAACCATATCGTGTATGTGTAGATACTCGTAATACTTTTTTTCAATAGGCATTGTGTAATTCCTTCATTTTTTCAACTTCTCTCATATTGTGGCTGACGATTAGGTTATCCCACTTCATCAGCATCATTAGTGCTACACCAGCATCTTCTGCACGAAATCTAATTAGGAATTCTGGATTACCTGCAGATCTGTGACTTGGACGTCCATGACCGTAGCGTAGGAACGGAGTTCGAACAGCTCGACCTTTAGCATCATAGTATTCGCCATAGGATAATAGTCCACCAATTTCTTCCCACCAAGCTAGAAACTCTTCGGGCACTTCGTGTACTACTATGGTTACTTCGTAATTAATAGTACAACCTAGTGGTAGGCTGATCAACGTAGATATTCCATAGTAACAATCTTACCCAGTGATTCAGCTAGATCTGCATTTTCATCGATGACGTAACGTCTAATGCTTTCGTTATCTTTCTTATCATCGTAACGTGATGTTTCTACAATCTTACCACCATTGGCACCATATACTTTGAAAGTAATAACTGTTTCATCATCGTAGTTATGTTCTACCCTACGATTACTTGGTACAGGGGTACCTTTACTAAGTCTGCCGCGACCTCGTTTTGGTTCATCCCAATCATCAACCTCAACGAGCTGGTCACGCTCACGAGCACGATTGTAGCAACGCTGAATCCAATTATCAAACCATTTCATATTAATTTCCTCTAAACGCTAAGATTTCAACAATCTTACCTGCTTCGTTAAATGTAATTAGATCTAATACTTCAAACGCATTATCATCATTGATGTAAACATTTAATCTACAGGCTACGGTAAGTTCATCTTGATACATATATAATGGCAATGCTGTACATTTCTTAACATTATCAAAAATGGTTTTGTTAAAAGCTAGAGCTTGCTCCTTGCCGAATGCTGTCCCGTTCCAATCACGGATGCGTATTTCATCGTCAAACAATTCTGCTAGTTTGTCTAACTTCTTATCACTCCAATCAAAGAAGTAATTTTTACACGTGGGTTTTAAATTACTCATCGCGGAGCAAACTCCTGTTGTAGTTTAATGTTGTCAAAGAACTCTTTCTTAGTATCTGGGTCAGTCTTAAATGCACCCTTAAGAACAGTTGTCTGCGTCAGACTACTATGCGCCATAATGCCACGATTCTCACAGCAACCATGCGTAGCTTGAATGTACACAGCTACGTTGTCGCTACCTGTAGCTTTCATAATTTCACGGGTGATATCATTACATAGTTCTTCTTGTAAGGTACCACGTGTAGCACACCATTGTGCAATACGTGTATACTTACTCAAGCCAATTAGTTTGCTAGCGGCAATAATACCAATATAGGCTACACCTTTAACTGGCTGATGGTGATGACTACACATACTGCGTAGTTCACTACGTACTACTAGCATACCTTCATAACGGTCAGCTGAATCATTCGGAAATGCTGTGGCATCTGGATTAGGTTCATAGCGACCTGCCATGATCTCATTGAAGTACATTTTAGCTAGTCTACGTGCTGTGCCGTGGCTGTTAGGATCGTTTTCACGATCAATTAACAATGTATCCAGCACTGCTTCGAATGCTTCAGTTGCTTCGTCAATTAATAGTTCTTTATTTTCTTCTGTGATATATTCTGAGATGTTGTCACCTGCCCAGAAACGTTTGTTTGATGCTTTTAGATTGTTGCGAATATGTTCGCTTACTTTATATTTTGACATATTGTCTCCGATGTTAAGCCAGTGGATTGGCAATTGATAAGTTAGTATAACATGATTATTTAGGTCTAGTCAAACTATTTGATAATAATTTCACGTAAATCTGGGTACTTGAAGTATTTAGGTTCTTGGTCCACACTAGGTAATAATTCTAATGCTCTAACAGCTTCTTCTATTGTTGGGCGGTAATGATAGCCAACTTCAAATACCTTTTGTGACTCCCACGGACTAATAGATAAATCTCTACCATCACTACGTTGTTGTATAAGTGATTTGTATGCTGATTCATCATCTAGCAAGATGGCACCACCACGACCAATGTCTAATGGCTTGCTGTGACCAAAGCTCAAACATTGCATTTGACCTTTGCGATACATGCCTAATTGTAGTAGACGTGCGCTGTCCCATACATTAGTTTCTTTAATTTGGTATTCGCCTACCCAAGCCTCATCTTCAAATAAGTAGCCTATGTCTAACTTGCGTAACATCATAGGTACACTAATATAGGTCTGTGCAGGTATGCGTACAACCTTGTAAGGGCTTACGTAGCGTAAGCATAACTCCAAGGCATGTGTACAGCAATCAGTCATAACAACAAAGGGTGCGCCCGTAAGCTCACCCAATGTTCGTTCAAACTTGTATATTGGATCAAACGCTGACATTACTTGATGTTTTTTAGTAATTCAGTTGCTGAAAAGAAATCGTGATGTAGACTGCGAGCTTGTTGCGGAACTAGTTTAGCATATTCGTCATAGTCAGTCATGAACTCTACAATCTTATCGCATAGTTCTTGCTTGTGCGCTAAGAAGCTACTATAACTTTCAGTCCAAGAACTAGGATACTTCCAAATCTCAGCATACATTTCTTTATAGCTTAAGCGATCAGGAACCATAGGGATAGCATCAGTTAGTGCTCCTTCATACATGCTAATACCTAATGTTTCTTGTAGATTGGCACTGAACACTATCTTAGCCTCACCTAGTAGAGTGTGATACTCGTCTTTGGTTAAGTTTTGTTCTTGGCATACCACCCATTCATATTGTGGTAATGCCTCAGCCAAATCCTTAAAGATTTCTACCTGTTTCTCTGGTGCTATACGATGTGGGAATAAGATAAGATCACGCTTTTTACGCTGATACGGCGTAATAGTTTCTGACATATATTCCATAGGCCAACCTGTGCGTACAATCTTACCGGTAGTCATATAACCCATACGACCATTGCGTGCTTCTTCACCTAATAGGTTTTCGATGAACATATTAATGTGAAAATCAGTGGCAAAGTAGTTATGATCAATCGCACTAAAGAATGCCTTCTCACTGTGACGCACCCAAGGAGCATCACCGATAAGACGTCCTAAGAAGTCCTGTGGATCATAACTACCAGCGTGCCATAAGGCGTGAATAGTTACAGGGATACCCAGCAACTCAGACATATACTTAAGGTTGATAATACCAGGGTGCCAAGCGTCAGTAAAAACAAAGTGGTCTCCTGACTTAACCCCGCCTTCTGTGAATAGTCGTCCCATTCGCTCAACTTGCATAGCCTTGTAGATGTTAGTACCACCAAAGTTAAGGAAAGCACCAGGAGTAGTGGCACTAGGTATATCACTTGGGCCTTCAATAACAACGACTTCATGTCCGTGCTCCTTAAGCAAACGAGGTACATGGGTCTTCCATTGCCCTGTGTACCTAGTTTCGACTGCTTCTAGATCAACTAGAAATACAGTCATTATCGTGGATTCCGGCCTTGGTAACCTGTTGGCTGACCGTTGCGTTGTTGCCATTGTTGGCGTTTCTTACGGCGTTCTTGCCATTCACGGTACTCTACACTCTTGTATAGATCCGCTTCATCAAACTTGATCATGCGAAAACGACAGTAGTTTAACCATGCATCCAAGTCGTTGTAGATTTTTGTTACTTCTGGGATCATACGTAGATATTTGTTAACCCATTTTGGTTGTGTTGCCATGCTAATTCTCCTTATGAATCGATTTCCATTGTGTTGTATTCTTTGATTAGTGCGATTAACTCTTCTTCTGTATTACACAGAGTTTTAGAATTTGACCAATCATCTTTTTTATTACGACCGCCAACTTCGACCATCCAGCCATTGTCGTAACGATTAATAGTAATTGATTCACTTACTTTTGCTAACTTAGCGAGTTTTGCCACGGAAAAATCTCCTTAAATAGTGACAGTTTGGTGAGGACGAGTACAGTTGTACTCTGCATAACTTCCGTTCTCGCCATCTTCGGATACATCGATCCAAACATCGCGATTGGGATACTTTTGAGCAATCTGTAGATACAGATCATCTGAAATCATTTCACAGCTCTTAAAATTCAATTGTAAAGTATTATTTACATAAAGATTTACCAGCCATCGTTTAAACTGGATAAACTCGATGTCTCTATCATCATGGAACACATCAATGGCAACCCTAAAATGAAAAATATGACGATGAGGACTAGCCAAAAACGAAACATCGTATTCGTCTCCTGTTGCAAGTTGAGGGTCTGTAGCAGCCGCTGGATAACAATGTATGCCTTCTTTGGTAAAGGTGACCCATATCTTTTTCTTAGCCTGCTGTTTAATGCGTTCTAATTGTTCACGTTCTGCTTGTATCATAGGAATAAATTCAATCCAAAAAATTGAGAAATTGCATAACGACCATTACCAGAAAACTTCTTATGGTCATTCATGATAATATTACTAACTGAATGATTATAAAAACTAGGGAATAATATCATTCTATTATTTTTAAGTTCATAGGTTAGATCACCATCACCATGTAATGACAACTCTCCACCAGTAAAACATTTTGGTTCCTTGTAAAGATGAATCAGCATAGTATAAATGGCTTGATCATTATGTAGTAGATAATTGTTACTGTTTTCATAATAAGAAAGTAATGTAGAATCTTGATTAGTTAAACTAATAGTTTTGAATATATCATTACACTGTTTAATGCCTTCAACAAATTCTTTGTCCCAAAACTTTCTATTATAGGTAAGTATATGTGATGCTTTTCTATTTGATATATAGAATGCATCTAAGAAAACTCCATGGTTGTTCTTAAGTATGTTCCCATTATTATCGATTGCAGGTGCAGTTTTATCACCGGATACCATAATCCTTTCATTGGTTAAGAATTCTAATTCTTTCCACACATCAGAAAGTTCTTGTTCAGAATAAAAATTCTCAACAATAATATGCGGAATAGGGTTTTCTGAATACTTAAATTCCATTTGCTATGTCTTCAACTGTGCCGTTTTCTTCAGCCCAAAGTTTATCATTTTGATCGAGTTGTTCTTCAGTTAATCCTAACATTGTTTGGAGAATAAAACGTTTGCTCAAATACGGAATTTGATCTAATTCTTTAAACTGATCAATTTTAGTTTGCACATTGGCTAATCGTTTCTGTTCTACCCATTCTTTATATAATTTAATCATTTGATAATCTCATCTTTACCGTATTGGTCCCAATTGGTAAAAGTTTCTCTAGTGGTTAATGAATAAAGTGTATGACACCACACACCTGGATTAGTAGCAGCAAAGTCTATGTCGTCTAACTTAATTGTAGCATTATATCCTAGCTGTTGTAAATAGGGCAATTTAACCGAAATCTGCGGAATAAAACGACGATGACCAATTACAGGCATTTCAAGCACCCCCTGTGTAACACTAACATCAAAGTCTAAGGTACACCAGTAGTCCGCTTCTAAACACTGATCAATCATACGTTCCCAAGGGCGCCACTGATCGGCATCATCTGTAGCTAATCTTGGAAAACTTTGATTAGCACCAAAATAGATATGATCACAGTAGTTTTCGCCTGCTATTTCTAAGATACTAGGTACACTTTGTACGCCTACAACAAACAATGTTTTCATTCCGTATGCAGGTGTACGTTCAATCTCGTCACCTATAAAGAATGTAATTGCTTCTGCTGTGCCTGATGTGTACTCGCGTTTCATAGTCCTAATTGTTTCCTAATAGTTTCGATTGATCGTTTAATTGATAATTTCTCTTGTTTCATCTTGCCCAAACTTGCATCATCTAAGTAGTTAGTATAACCTCGTTTGATGCTTTCGTCAAGTCTACGATGATGTTGTTCTAATTCTGACAATTCGTCTTCTAAAGTAATACGATCCATTAGTCATCTCCCAATCCTGCTTCTAAGTTATCTAAGTTGCCTTCGTCTAATCCGCTGTCATCTATATGATGTTCTTCAACTTCTTCTGTTTCAAACAAGTCATTAAACATAGTGCTAGCATTAACAGTTTTCTTGCCAGTGGCGCCACGAGTGCCGATAATCTGCATCCAAAACTTACTGTGATCTTGGATGATCTGCTCTGCTTCTGCACGTGTGCCGGCGGCAAAAATACTATCTACTACATCTTTAAAGTATACACGATCAAACGACTCTTGTACAAGCATTTTTGGTACTACACCTTGATCATATTGACGATTGGCTTCTTGTACACTAGTTAAGTGACTCCATACATTATGACCCATTTGAATAGCATAAGCAAAGCTATCCCACGAAGTTTTACCAACTTTGTTAATCTTATTAAGTGCAGGTGGTGTAGTATAATGATCTTGGTTAGTCACATCAAATGGCTCACCGTTTAATTCTGCAGCAGTTTTACGCACGCCATCGTGATAGACACAAATGTCATTGATCTTAATACGATTGCTAATAGGACTATCTGTAAAGTTCTTAAAAATACCATCTTGTAATACAGCATC